GGATATGTTCTTCCATACTAAAGTAGAAGACCAATCAGTAGTCGATTATCTACAATATTGTTGGTTTGATATTATAAACAATCATGTTTATAACGTAGCTTACGAATACATTGAAGCTAGAAACAAAAGAACTGCTATAGCAGAGGAGGAATAATGGCTAAGTTAGTTGTACATGCGTACACACAAGATAAAAATAATCCTACTTTAAAAACCCCACAAGAATTACTTGAAACAGTAAGTAATGTTTTAGGTGGTTTTATAGCTTGGGTAGATTTAGTAGATGAAACTAATGAAACTTCATTTGAATATGAAGCACAGTTAGAGGAGGAATAATGGCTAATCAAATAAACAAAGTAAGTAAAGAAGATTGTTTAGAAGCGATTGAATATTTATTTGTGCAGGGTTATACACAAGAAATGACTAGCGACAAAAGATATTACACAGAAATACTATTAAAGAAAGTAGCTAACGATTACAACATAGAGTTAGTATTTGAAGAAGAAACCTGTTGCTAGGTTTATATAATATATCTGATACTTGTGAAGATATATTATATAAGTTTATGAGGAGGACAAATGATTGATTGTTTATGTGGAAATCACATGACTAAAGTTGGTATATTTGCCAACGTAAAGTCCAAGACTTTAATATCTTATATGTGTTTCACTTGTGGTGCAACCACAGTGCAATGCGAACAAGCTAAGCGTATTGCTGTGTAGCAATGTGCAAGGCACGTACTTGTTAGACGTTTGTTCTAACGTATCGAATTACTTACCAAGTTAATTCACGATAATACATTCAATACCATACAGTTGTATGCCTTACAAACACACATGTCCCTGTTTGTTTGCCACCTGTCACTGTGCGATGTCCCTGCACGAAGACTTCTGACAAAATTGCATCGATACTACGAACGGCTTACAGAAATGTAAATACGTTAACGTGTAGTCTACTTGTACCTGTCTTGCAGATTGCTACCTACCTAAACTGATACGTAACTATACGTTACAATCCCCTGTTGTACGTAGTATAAGTAGTAGGTAGCACATGGGCGTGATGGGTTTAGTATCAAGTTTACGTTTTCCTTATTTCTTGGGCTTGATATACGAGGGTTCAACTCCCTCCACGTCCACTTATGATAAAAATAAAAGAGCGTTATTGGTGGTACAGAGGACTGCTAATAACAAAATTAAACAATATACACGCTAAGGTACACGTGTCATCATGGCACAAGTACTACGATTGGTATTCATACCAAATCGAATTAGCTATAACAAAATGGGAGGAAACCTAATGTCAAATGCAAAAATATCACAAGTCATTGATGACTTATACAGCAAAATACACTTGCTTTCATTAATACAAAATGTATTAATGGAACATATTGCAGATGATAACCAAGAATTGCAGATGAAAATTATGGCTACTGCATTTTCAGTAGACAAATTCCGTGATAACTTTACAGAATTTGCATTCAAAGAAATCAACAACGATGATTTAAAAATATTCGTTACCGAAATGAATATGATTGCTGACGAATTTAAAGCCTTAAAACAGGAGGAAGAATGAAAACTAAAAGAGTACGTTTAAAGTTTTACGTTGACATACCTTACGAAACTATCAGAGATGTACATGAAACTATAGACGATATAGTTACAAGAACTTCGTTTGAGTTTGATATGTACAATGCGTTAGTTGAACCATACGTATGGCGTGAATTAACAGATGACGACAATACAATGTATCAAACATACGAGGAGGAATAATGCCAACTTATAGAATACTTGTCAGATTTGATGCTGAAGATTGGCATGACGCTGTTAGCGTTGTTGAAAATATGTATATAAAAGATTGGATAAATGAAATGGAGGAAGAATAATGGCTGAAGAATTATATTATTTAAAATATAATGCTGAATACGAAGCATACATACCTGCTTCTAGCACAGAAGAAGCACTAAAAAAAATCAATGAAATCACAGACTACGGTACTAAGAATATGAATGCCGTTAGATATAACGAAGGTGGTTGGACTGTAGTAGAAGAACTAGGCGAACTCATAGAGTTAGACCAAGATGACCCCGACGAAGATGATTTCAATACACACAAGACTGCATACGGACATGGACACTTCGGCGAAGCCGACTATGGTGTTTGGTTCGATGCTTAACAGAAAGGATATTATATGGCAGGTTACAAAAAACCTAGAAAATATAACAAATTAGAAGACCGTGCTATTGCACGAAAAGTTTGGATGAAACAAATAACCAAACAAAATGAACAACGTGCAGATAGATACGATAAGTTTCAACGTGTTATCGATATGCACAAACTTATGGTAATGAGTGACGGAGGAAGAACTAATCAGTTTATCGTAGAACCTATGGGTTCTAGCTTTGTACACTTCTTACTTAATAAAGCAGTCGATGTTGTTGACATCGAGATAATGCGTACGTTAAGTGGAGATGAGGAAACAGGTGTACTTGTTACACTATTTGCTGACGCAAACTTTCCTACTTCCATATACAATGTATATGCTAAACTTGACGAACAGTTAGTTGTACCTACTATCACGATAGTAGAATAATTACCTACCGTTGTCACGCAAGTGATGACGACCATGCTACGTGGGTTGGACACCTCCGTCCCACGTAGTGTAGGTAGCTTGTAGCACATAGCAGAGTTAAAGGTCTGCAGACATGTAAACGATTGCTAAAAACTGTTGTGTGTTACAAGCTATCTACTGAAACTTAATACCCAATGGGCGAATAAGTACAGAAGTAGTTACAAGCTATCTATGAAGTGAAAGCGAGGAAATTAATACCCCACGCAACTAACTTGGTATTAACGTAGGTAGCTTATAACACATAGGAACGCATAAGGTAGGAAACTCTAGCCTAGCACTAGAGATTAGAACAACCATATAAACAATGTAATTCCTGTTTGGTTCGCTAACTGTGTGTTATAAACTATCTATAGATAGGGTAGGTTTCAAAGCGATATAAAGTAAGAGCATAAACACGCCACCTACCACGATAAGAAAGGAAAAAGTTATGAACTTTGAACACGTAATACCTGATGACATATCACGTAAGAGTTTGAGTAATCAAGGCGTAACTATGTTACGAGATGAACCTCAACTATGGGTACGTGGAACTATGTTAGACGGTAACAAATCTACTACATGGGAGAACATCGGTATCACTCTAGCTACAGGCGAGAAAGATAAATCCGTTTTGTATCTTGTTGTAAGTATTCAAGATGAAAGAATTGCAATACCATTTGTATTGAAATGGGAAGTTAAAGACGAGGGTGTATCAGTTGTTATGCCTATGCAATCATACATTAACGAGATGATGAACCAACATTTTCAAAGTGTTGTTAACGAAGTTAAACCATACACTAATGAAGAAGAATAAAGACTTACGCTTTATTGATAACTGTGTTGAATGTGATGTCGAAAGACAAACTACATTTACGCACGATGGATTGTGCGTAGGTTGTATGTCACAATACATGGACGGAGATGAAGTATGATTTGCAAACACACAAATACACGACACGACGCAGGTAACCTGTGGTGTGGAGATTGTGGATGTGCTTTAGGTGCAATATTTAAAATAGAAAATTATTTGGAGGAGGAATAATGATAAGATACCAAGATACTAAGCCACCGAAATATGTTAAAACATTTAGAAATCAAACTATTGCAGGTAATTCTAAACGTGAACTTATGGAATTAGCATTTGATATATCACGTGAAGACGGAGTACCTGTATCTACACTAGAGTTTGTATATGATTTACACGCTACTAGATTTGGTGGAATTATATTTGACTTACGTAAGATAGGTTGGGTTATTGATACACAAACACATACGCTAGACAATGGCGAAGAAGTATTCAAGTATAAACTTGTAGCAAAACCTGACGAAGAATTAAAAATATTTTAGAAAAATATAAAAAAGTATAAGATAATGGTAAGATTATCTTATGAACAGATTAGAAGAACTGCTTAAAGCAGTAGAACAAGGTTCAGATATACCACGTTGGTGGAACAAATTACCTGCCGACGCACAAGAGTTCTTGACGGTATTGAAGAACAGGGCTGAAAATGGGAACACAGAGAGTATGAATGTTTCCAAAATAGTATCAATACTCAAAGACGAATGGGAAATAAAGATAAGTTATTCTGCTATACGTCGCTACTTACAAGGCGATACGTATGTCAGCTAAATCTATCGAAGAACTTATTGCCCAAGCTGAAAGCACACAAATACACGAGTTAAAACAGACTAACTTACAGTTACTTAAACAGTTAGAAAAGGCTAAGAATAAGAAAGCTGATTTAATTGACGCTGTATTTCAAGCATGTAAAAGTGGAATACAATCATTGGACATACCTGTGATACCTCCACCTACACATACACGTGCGAAAGGCAAAGAAGAAATAGCAGTAGCTTTGTTATCTGATATACAGTTAGCAAAAGTTACACCTGATTACAACACAGATGTAGCAGAACAACGTGTGCTTAAATACGCAGACAAGATATGCGAACTTGCAGCCGTACAACGTAAGTCACATCCTGTAAACAAAGTAGTTGTATTAGGATTAGGCGACATTGTTGAGGGAGAATTAATCTTTCCTGGACAAGAACATCTAATAGATGCTTCGCTATACAAGCAAGTAACTGTAGATGGACCACGTATTTTAAGTGGTTTCTTTAACAAACTCTTACACGACTTCAAAGAAGTAGAAGTGCATTGGGTTATAGGAAATCATGGTTCTTTAGGTGGTACATCAAGAAGAAACTATCATCCTGAAAGCAATGCTGACATGATGTTAGGTAAGATACTAGAACAGTTATACGCTAAAGAAAAAAGAATATCATTTCATTTACCGAACCTAGACGGAGAAAGGAATTGGTACAAAGTCGCAGACTTAGGTAAGAAATGTAAGTTCTTTTTATTTCACGGCGACCAAGTCAGAGGACATGGAGGGTTTCCATGGTACGGATTTGGTAAGAAAATTTTAGGATGGAAAGCACTAGCATCTGCAGGTATGATGAAAGATTTTGATTACGCAGTTGCAGGACATTACCATACACCAAACACACAATACATAAATGATGTACGACTATGGGTTAATGGAAGTACTGAAAGCTATAATACATACGCCCAAGAGCAATTAGCTTCAATGGGACGACCATGTCAGTATCTACTATTTTGCAAAGAAAATAGTGGCGTTACGGCAGAATATCTAGTTAAACTAGAAGTATGAGCAATATATGTATGTGGTGTGGTAACCACTTGACTACACGTCACGCTAACTTGGTATGTACTAATGTACTATGTTACATGCGTGATGTCAAACAATTAAGTTTGAACGACGGTGGTCAGATAGAAACCACATCTAAATAACACAACTAAAAAACAACAGTATTAATAATATAGTTTGAATAAAATGAGAACTATATTATAATATATATATGGAAGGACAAATATGAAATACAAACACCATTCTCCTATGGCTTATGTCAATGATATATATGATGAACGGTCTGCTGAAATGGCAGTACAAGATTTAATCGTACAGTTAGATGACATAAATGAAATACACGATTACATTGCAGCACTGATGCACACTCATACACGAATTAGTTTATTCGTTGATTACTTTAATCAACAGTTTAAATCGTATGATGACATCCACGAATATAGAGAAAGATATTTTTCTATGATGGGTGGTCAAGAAGCAGTAGAAGCAAGATATAAAGGTGGTCGTTTAGACCCTGATAGAGAGGAATACTATGAAGAAATCAGAAGAAACGCAGCTAAGTAAATATCGTTTTAGAGAAACATTCTATGTAGATTTTTACATTGAAGCTACGGATTATGAAAAAGCAAAGCGTACATTTAACGTGATGTTTGACAGAAACATACAGCTAGGTTATGACACCTGGAAAGATTTATCTAATAAAAATATTAGAGGTGGAAAGTTTCTTGTACAAGTACAAAAAGATGATGCTACTACAACCGTCATAGACGAATTGTGGGGTGTTCAACAGGAAGAAGAATAATGAGTACTATATACATGAAAGGAAATAAAAATCCTTACAAGCAGCGTAAGAATAAAGTATACGCTGAAGGTAGGGTCTGTGCAAAAGATAATTGTACAGTCGTAATAAGTAAATACAACAGAAGTAAGTTTTGTTTTCATCACACGCCATTATCACATGGACGTGTGCGTGGAATGCAAAAACGATAAGGAGAAATATGAATGAAGAAATATATGACTTCACACCTGTAGCAGTTGATGAAGTTCCAAAACCAAGTATAAAGCGTAATGTAAATATAATTACCGATGATGTTATTGCAACGTTATCAATGAACCCAAACCAATGGTTTAGGATATTTACATACAACGGCGATGCTTTTATGAAAGTGTATGCAACTGCACAAACATCTACGCATTATTGGAAAAACAAATTGCAATTAAGAAACAATCTAATTTTAGATACTAGAGTTAGACGTTCTACACCTAACAAGTCTGTAGAAGTATACGCAAAATTAACATCTAAGGAGAGCCATGCAACCAATACCGATTGATGACATCTTGCACTTAGTTAAGTCTGCATATCAGAACACAGCTAACGGTGCAGAAATAGAAGAATTGTATGCCGATGATATTATTGAGTACTTAGGAGAATTAGACTTTGAACAAAAAGAAGATTTAATTCTTAAACTTACACACATAGCATCTGCATTTAACACAATTAAAAAGTTATTTCAACTAGAGATAGCAAAAGATTTACCTGATAACGGTGGTGTACGTGGTCATTCGCTAGTATTTAGAAGGACAAGTAAACCAAAGTTTGTAGTAAAAGAGATGAGTTTGTTAAAGGAATATTTGAAAAGAGATTGGGATGCAGTCTTTAGAGCAGATAACTCTACGTTACGTAGGTCTGCACTTAAAGCTATTGCAGAACGCAATGGAGATAATCCTGATAGCATTATTGAAGAATACTTTGACATAGAGTGGTCAGAACCACAGTTAACTATCACAGATATTAAGTCTAGTCCTAAGCACTATGCTGATAGAGAGATAGGTGTGATATATGACCCACGTGAAGAAAGGAATATAGATGGCTAAGTTTAACTTAGAAGACTACGAAACCGTAGAAGAACGCTTAAAGAAATTTTGGGCAGACAATCCTAATGGACGTATCTATACAGAAGTAGTACACATAACTGATGATGGTTCATGCGTAACTATTAGAACATTAGGTTACAAAGACATAGAAGATGTTAACCCTGTAGCTACAGGTATAGCACAGGAAACTAAAGGTCAAGGTGGATTTGCTAACGCAGATGCTTGGATGGAGAATTGTGAAACCTCTAGTATCGGACGTATGTTAGCAAACTGGATGTATCAAGGTTCAGATAAAGCTAGACCTAGTCGAGAAGAAATGTCTAAGTCAGTCAAACCTGTGGAAGATAAACCACAGATGATGACACGTGCTGAAGTAGATACTATTGCAGATAGCATGGTTAAAGACTTATCAGCCCCACATAGGGAAGCAGCATTAAAGATGGCTAATAACTATGCTAATGTACGTAAGTTCCCTGTAAATAGAATGCAGTGGAGTAAAGAACAAGTTGATACATACCTAGCACAATTAGAACGTGGTATGTCAGACGAGTTAAAACCTGCAGACACAGTCGATGAAGCTATTAATTCTGTATTTGAAACAGAAGATATAACAGATAAAATCATGGACAAGATGTCAGAAAGTTCAGTTCCTAGAACAGACTTAACATGTCCGTTCTGTAACGGTAAGGTATTTGATAACCGAATGGATAAGAAAGGACCAACAAGTCCTGACTTCAAGTGTGGTGCTAAGTCACAAGCAGAATGTTCTGCACACACAGGCAAGTTCTCTAAGTCTTGGTGGATTACAGATGACTTACCTAAAGAATGGAACATTCCTCCGTTCTAATGGCTAGAAAACGTAGTGCTGCTTCTAGGCGTGGTCGCAATAATAAAGCGAAAGGTCGTAAGAAGCAGTACGTAGCTATGCGTAAGCTGTTAATACCTGAACCTAAGTTACAGCACCTCAGAGCACATGAAGAAGGTTGGATGGATGGTTGGATGCGTGTTGAAGTTAAAGCAGGTAAGCAAGTACAGACATTATGGAATAGGTATCTTAAAGCTAAAGAACAAAATGATACTAATTTACCTGATGATGAAAGACCATTTGTATTTGTAGCTATGCCTGATGGCACTAATGATGGACTGGTATGTTTAGCACTTAATGATGTTGATGAATTTGTAGCTGCGTATAGTTTACAAGCAAAAGGTCTTAAAAGAACTGATATAAAAGGCGAAGAAGAATGAAAGTTTTACATTTTTATTATCGATGGCGATATATTAAACGTATCAGGCGTGAAGAAAAAGTAAGAAAAAATGTGTTCGGTAAGTAATCATGCTTGAAAGTATATTATTTTGTGTCCTTCCATACATGTTGACTATAGATAATCTACAAGACTACGTTGAATGTCGTCAAGATAGTAAAAAAATAGAGTATGTAGCTGACTGGATGCCCACAGTCAGCACATACTTTAAAGATGAAGACATTAAACAGGCTTTGTTAGTTATCTATTGTGAAAGTAGAGGAAAACCTGACGCTGTTGGTGTTAATAAAGACAAAACTAAAGACATTGGTCTGTGGCAATTCAATGATAATACGTGGAAATGGCTATCGCCAAAATTAAATATAACTAGCAAAAGAACTAACCCTAAAGTATCTACAGCAGTAGCTAGTTGGTTAGTGTACAACGATGGTTGGCATCATTGGGATAGTAGTAAGCACTGTTGGGACGCTTAATTACATCTTCTTATATTTTTTCTTACCTTTTTTCGCATAAGATTTTTTCTTACCATACTTATCAATAGGCATATTACTCCTTTACCATTTAACTTTACAAGCCCAATAACCTGCACTGAACTTGTCTGTTTTTTGTGAACACTTATGTCTAGCATGAAACTACCTACGTCTTGCAGTATTTTTCTTACCGTCGCCTGACACACCTTGCTGACCAAAGCGTACAAGTTTGACTTTGTCGCCTTTCTTAGCTAACACAGCGTGTGATTTACTAGCTTTAGGCGTACGTTTAGGTTTGTTATAACCACTAAATGTTTCTCCACGATACTTAACTGTCATTGTTTTGAAGCCCACATATTATCAACAAGGTTAGGATATTTCCTACCTGCTTTTCTAGCTCTTGCTTTAGCTTTAGACTTTTGAGAAGACGTAAGTTTTTTAGACTTACCCAAAGACTTAGGTCTAGGTTTATTCCAAACTTTCTTACTACTCATTCAACTATTACCTAGATACTTTATTAGTTACTGGTTGTATTTTATTTTTAGCAAATGTTTTTAGAACTGATAAAACAGCAGCACCACCTGCTAATGCAGCTACTTCAAGTGTACTAATATCTACACCTAAAGCAGGAGAAATAACAAGAGTTGATGCAAATGTTTCAACAAAAGTCCAAAGACAACGTTCTAATAAATCAACATATTCTTTTTTCATTTTATTAAATTTCCTAACTTTAACTTAGTTTCTATATTTTCTAGTTTAGCAATAATTGTATCAAGTTTCTTCTGTAAAGTTTGAGGATGTATCATATCAGGTGGACTATCGTTACTAATTTTGTTAGTAACTAAGCCTTCTATAATGTGTTGTCGCCAAGCATCGCCAGGACAATCAGTTTGTTTGAACGAGGAGTGAGGTCTTAGTTCTCCACCGACTTGTGAGTAGAGCCACTTAACACTTTCAATAGCTTTAGCTGATGGTTTGTCGGTAGGATTGACACCACCCAACCAACACACAGCAACATAATGCTTGTTATTAAAGTTAATTTCTTCCCTACTATTGCC